TATCACTTAGCTCTGTTGAATACATTTGCTCTGTGTCGCAGATACAAGCAGGCGCTACCGTATCATCTAAGATCTGCTCAAGGGTGAAGTAATGAGATGGCTACTTGCAGTATATGTGCTTTTTCTGGGACTGCTAATGCTCAGTACCACTGTACTTGCGAATAACTCGCTATCTCTGCAACTACCCAGCAGTAACGGTAGCTATCAGTCGGACAAGTTTAAGACGGGTGATTTGGATTGCTCAAACGCTATTGGCGGTACAATTAACCTCGAATTTGGCGTCACAGGCATCATTAACAACGCTACCAGCTTATGGTCTAGTTCTAGTTCTCTGCCTAAGTCTAAGGATCTTGGTGTGTTTGCTCGGATCATCATGCCGTTAAATGCCCCAGAAGAACGTATTAACTGTAATACGCTATACCTTCTAGAGCTACACAAGAAGCGATTAGAGATTATGAAGCTGGAAACGGAGCTAAATGCTCTTAGACGACTACAGCTAGGGGAGTGACATGGCAGAGATAGAATATGGTGGTGTTAAGCTAGGAGGCAGTAAACTACTTCTTATAGTGCCATTAATCGGCTCTATACTGGGTGCTATGTGGGGCGGCTTTGAGGTGTATCAGCGGTATCTTGATATGGAGGCTCGTATAAGCTCATTTGTGTCGCCTGATCTGTCTGACTACGACAAGCGTATAGCCATCATGGAAGGTAAGTTTGCTGTTATAGACCGTGGCATTTCCTTAGTAAAGGATGAAATTACCTCGATTAAAGAGGCATCTGAGAAGCAGTACCTTACTATTAAAGACCTTAAACAGTCTGTACGTGATGACATTGACCGCCAAGAGAAGATCATTGATAAGGTAGAAGACGACATCTCAGGCATAGAGACTGACGTTAGGGCTACCATAGATGTTGCTGAAGGTCGCTTTGAAAGTAAGCGCGATCAACTACAGAAGGATTATGTGCAAAAATCTGATACAATACGGGCAGATGTAGAAAGGAAACTGTCAGACCTTGAATCAAGGTTGAACAAAAAACTACAACGGGCCTTAGATAACCCGTTAGCCAACTAGGAAGTAAGACGATGACTGACCGAGAGTTAACAGAGAAAGAAAAAGACGAAATCGCTGAATTGGCAGCAAACAAGGCGTATGACCGTTTTTATCAAGCTGTAGGTAAGTCAGTTACCAAGAAGCTATTATGGATACTTGGTGCAGTTGGCGTTGCAATATGGATGTACCTTAACGGTAATGTCCCAAAGGCTTGAAACTATTTGCTAGGGACTGAACATGGCACTTATATCATTAGATTTACCAGCAGGCGTTTACCGTAATGGTACTGACTTGCAATCAGCAGGCAGGTGGCGCGACTCCAACCTAGTACGGTGGCACGATAATACGTTGCGGCCTATTGGTGGATGGCGTACCCGTAGTGATACAGCGAGTGCTGGTAAGATCCGTGGCTTACATGCTTGGATTGATAACAGCTCTGACCGCTGGATTGCGGCTGGTAGCTACAATAAGCTATACGTGTATACTGCTTCAGGCATTCAGCATGACGTTACACCCACTGGTTTAACTGTTGGCAATGAAAGTGCGCTTAACCCTGTAGGCTATGGTAACTCTTACTACGGTCTAGAATACTATGGTATAGCCCGACAAGAAGCGACAACAATCACACCAGCTACTACGTGGGCGATGGATTCATGGGGCCAGTATATGGTCGCTTGCTCTAGCTCAGACGGTAAGATCTATGAGTGGCAACTTGCCACAGGTACGATTGCAGCACCTGTTGCTAACGCTCCTGTAGGTAACAGATCTATCCTAGTAACGGAAGAACGATTCTTAATGGCCCTTGGTGCTGGTGGTAATCCACGCCTTGTGCAATGGTCTGACCGTGAAGATAATACAACATGGACGCCTGCAGCGACTAACGAAGCTGGTAGTTTAGAGTTACAGACTACAGGACGCATTCAGTGTGGCGTTAAAGTACAGAACCAATCACTCATTCTAACTGATACTGACGCTCATGTAGCGACTTATTCAGGCCCACCATACGTCTACGGCATTGAGCGGGTAGGCACATCGTGTGGTATAGTAGCAGCACAAGCAGTTGCAGTAGTGGACATTGGCGCCATATGGATGGGTAGTAGAACATTCTATACCTACTCAGGTGGTTCGGTAACAGAGGTTCATTGTGACGTAGCTGACTATGTATTTTCCGACATTAACCTAAGTCAAATCAGTAAAGTATGCGCTGTAGCTAACGCTAACTTTGGTGAGATTTGGTGGTTCTACCCGTCAGAAGGTTCTAACGAGAATGACCGCTACGTGGTATTTAACTACAATGATGGCACTTGGGCTATAGGCACAATTGCTAGGACTTCAGGCGTAGACTCTGGCGTGTACCGTCAGCCTATTATAGCGTCTGCTGGAAACAATAAACTATACGAGCATGAAATCGGATTCAACTACGATGGTGGTGAGCCATTCGCAGAGTCAGGCCCAATATCTATTGGTGACGGTGAAAATGTAATGTCCGTGACTAAAATGATACCTGATGAAAAGACCCAAGGCGATGTTGACGCTACGTTCAAGACTAGATTCTATCCCAACGATGTGGAAAGAACATACGGCCCTTATAATATGTCTAACCCTACCAGCTTACGCTTTACTGGGCGACAGGTCAGGATGCGGATTGAAGGTGTTAATGCTGACGATTGGCGTGTTGGTGTTAACAGACTTGAAGTCGTGGCTGGGGGTAGACGTTGAGCCTACTAGACAATCCTCCTAAGCTGATTAATGCTAACTGGCAACAATGGGCGCAGCGTACAGCGACTTGGTTATCTAGGACGCGCAGTGCGTTACGTCATAAGGTTACTGGCGAATCAGCAGCCGAAGA